CTCGGCGAACGCCTGCATGGCGGTGGTGTCGGACACCACCACCTACTGGGACGCCGGCAGCTACGACGTGGACACGGTGCTCAGTGCGTGCGAGTTCAACGGCACGCACTACGAGACGCTGACGGACCTGCTGTGCAGGGACTGGGGCACCGTCATCACGGTGGCGGACTACGACTCCAGCGCCTCGGCGAAGCAGCACCTGGCGAAGAAGGCCACCGGCCGCATCGACCAGGTGCTGGACGTCAGCCTGGTCGGACAGCCGACGTTCCTCGCGGAGTGCGTCGGTCAGTTCGCGGCCGAGGTCCGGCCGATCCTGATCGGCAACAGCGACTACGTGATGGGCAGTCGCTACCAGGAGATGGGCTGGTAGCCCACAGTCTCACCGGCCGTCACCCACGAGGGGTGGGTGGCGGCCGGTGAAGCCAAGCCACACCGAGGATCAGCAGAAAAATTTTCTGCGCGTCCGAGGTCATGCAACACATCCAACACATCCAGAGAGAAGGGGGTAGCCACGTGGCTGCCAGCAAGAAGAACCCGAAGACCGTGACGATCTACGGTCGGCTGTCGTTCCCGACGTTCACGGCCAAGGAGGCCTACGACCGGAGCCAGAAGGGCAGCTACCCGGCGGCGGACATCGCGTCGGCGGCGCCGGACTTCCAGCTGCTCGTCGAGCAGCCGCAGCTCGACAAGCTGATGGCGCACGTCGAGACGGAGTTCTTCCCGTACTGCATCGAGCAGGGGAAGAACGGCGAGAAGCGGGACGTGCTCGACGCGGGCGAGGTGAAGAAGCTGCTCGACGGTCTCCGCGGAGACCTGGCCGACCAGACCTTCAACACCCCGGTCAAGGCGGTGCACGAGAAGACCGCACCGCTGGCGCCGGAGGCGGTGGCGGCGGTCAAGGTGATCGGTGGCAAGGGCAACGACATGTAGCTCAAGGCCATCGTGACCAGCGAGGACGAGCTGCTCGTTCCCGACCCGGACCTGCTGACCTTCCCGGTCATCAAGCCCATCGGGCAGACGGTGCACTCGATGTACCCGGGCGCCTACGTGGCGGCCACGCTCAACCTGTACGCCTACCACAACGGCAAGCACCCGGGCTTCAGCGCCGGGGCCAGCACCGCTGTGTTCAAGGCGGACGGTGAGCGGTTCGGCGGCGGCACGTCGGTCGACGAGGACGAGATCTTCCTCGACTGACGCAGTCGCATCAAGGCACCCCGCCCGGTTCGGTTGTCTCCCAGCGACCGGACCGGGCGGGGCTCTCTACTACGACGCAGACAAGGAACCAACCGTGAGCGAACGATTCAGTGCGAGCGTGGCGGCACGGCACATGGCGTGCCCTGCGTCAGCTCACCTGGACCTGGCCATCCCGAACTGGGTGGCACCGGTCGAGGACCCGACCAAGGACAACGCGGCCAACCGCGGTACCAACATGCACGAGGTGTTCGCCAACGTGATGGAGCTGCCCGCCTCCGACATGCGCAAGCTGGTCGAGGCGATGCAGTACGTGGCGGACCTACGGACGAGGCGCCGGTTCAAGGTGCTGGTGGAGCAGAGCATCGAGGCCAGCTGGCTGGTGTCGAAGCCGACCACGCAGGTGGACCTGGTGCTCTACACGCAGGACGAGATCCACGTGCTCGACCTGAAGACCGGGAAGATCGAGGTCCCGGCGGTCGACAACGCACAGCTGCTGTACTACGCGACGTGCTTCGCACCGTTAGCGCCGAAGGCGAAGGGTGTGAACCTGCACATCCTGCAGCCGTGGGCCAACAACATGGAGCACTGGTTCGCCAGTGCCCAGGTGCTGGCCGACTTCATGTACGAGGCGCAGCAGGCAGAGAAGCGGGTGCTCGCAGGTGATGTCACCTTCGGGCCGTCCGACCACTGCAAGTTCTGCCCGGCCAACCCGCACACACGTGGGCTCAAGGGTGCGCCGTTGTGCCCGGCGATGATGCAGATCCTGTACCCGAGCCATCTGGACGAGGACGCGATCCTCTCAATGTGAAAGGAGGTAGGGCCGATGTCTGTCGTCGGGCTCGACTTCGAGACGTACGGGGCAGAGAGTCTGCCGAAGCACGGGCTGGCGAGGTACGTCGGTGACAAGTCCTTCCAGCCGTTGATCGGCAGTGTGTCAGCCGACGGCTACAAGCAGCGGTTCGACCTCACCTACGAGCGGAGCCGGCAGTCCCGTGAGCTGCGAGAGCTGATCGGGCCGAGCCAGATCGTGGCGCACAACGCCCCGTTCGAGCAGGCGGTGCTGGCCCACCTGGGTCTGGACTACCCGAGCAGCAGGTTCATCGACTCCGCGGTGGTGGCCCGTGCCGCGGGTGCGTCCGGTCACCTGGCCGGTGCTGCTCCGCAGCTGCTGGACCACGACAAGCTCGCGGACGGGCAGCGGCTGATCAAGCTGTTCTCCATCCCGGGTGCGTACCAGGAGGCGAGCGGCTCCCGGCTGTTCGACCCGCAGGTGATCGCTGATCACCCGGCGGAGTGGGATCTGTTCGGGGAGTACTGCGACTTGGACGCGGAGCTCGGCCGGCTGATCGTGCGGGACTACCTGCACACACTGACCGGTCGGGAGCTGAAGTACATGGCCATCACGATGGACATGAACGCCACCGGCTGGTGTGTGGACGTGCCGTTGGTGGAGGAGATGCAGCGCCGGTACCTGGAGAACCAGGAGCAGGCGCTGTACGACTTCCGTCAGGACTGCGATGCGGCGGACCTCAACCTCAACAGCCTCAAGCAGTTGAAGGAGTGGTGCGCTGCACGTGGGGTGAAGGCCTCGAGCTTCGACGAGAAGCACGTGGACACGCTGCTCGCTCGGCTCACCAAGAAGATCGAGAGCGGGACGGTCACCGACCAGGCCAAGCTCAACGGGTACCTCGATGTCGAGGCGCTGCTGAAGACGAAGCAGATCCTCGGTGGCTCCAGCCTGAAGAAGCTGCAGGTCATCTTGGACACAGCGATCGAGGACACCTGGAACCCGGGCCGGTACCGGCTCAAGGACCAGTACCTGCACTGCGGTGCGGGGCAGACGCTGCGCACCACGGGCAGGTCGGCGCAGATGCAGAACCTGAAGCGGCTGAAGGTGGTCGCGGACATGGACGAGCTGCTCGACCCGGGCTCGGAGTGGAACAACACCCGGCTCGCGGAGAACCTGCGGCAGGTGTTCACCGCCACCGATGTGAACGGCCGGCTGATCGTCGGTGACTTCAGCGGGGTGGAGAACCGGGGCCTCGCCTGGGAAGCGGGCGAAGACTGGAAGGTCGCGGCGTTCCGTCAGGGCCAGGACCTCTACAAGGTGCTGGCCTCGAAGATCTACGGCGTCGACTACGACGGCGTGACCAAGGAGCAGCGGCAGATCGGCAAGGTCGGTGAGCTCTCGTGTGGGTACGGCGCCGGCGCCGGTGCGGTGCAGGCGTTCGCCTCCAACATGGGGACCCACCTCGAGGAGGCGGAGGCAGCCACGCTGGTGCGTGACTGGCGGGCGGCGAACCCGAAGATCGTGATCTTCTGGGAGCAGCTCGACACCATGCTGCACAACATCGTCGAGGAACGCTCGTCGGTGGAGAACCTGCATCTGCCTGATGGGTTCGTGCTGACGATGGCCCACATCACCACACCTGTGTCACTGCTCAAGCTGCACCCGAGTGCGGTGTCGGTGAAGCTGGAGGTGCGGGACCGCAACGGGGCGCCGTTCCTGAAGCGGTACTTCCACGGCTGCTACGTGCGGGGCAGGAACATCTGCTACTACAAGCCGACCGAGCGAAAGACGGGCGACGTGTGGAAGAACAACTTCGTCGACCCGAAGACCAAGCAGGTCAGGTTCTACGAGCTGTACGGCGGGAAGCTGGCGGGGATCCTGACTCAGTCGTTCTGCCGTGAGCTGTTCATGCAGAGCCTGGCCAACGTGCATCGGTGGTGCGAGACCACCAACGGGCAGGTGCGCCTGGTCGGCCAGTTCCACGACGAGATCGTGCTGGACTGGAAGCCCGGCACACGTGGCCTGGAGCACTGCAAGACCACGCTCACGACGCTGATGTCCGACCCGGGCAAGGTGGCCAGCTTCCCGTTGGCGGCCGAGATCAAGGACGACTACCGCTACACCAAGTAGCAATCGACAGCGTGGCCGGGCCCCCTCGGGTGTGGGCCCGGCCGCGCAGAAAGGAACCAACCTTCGCCATGAATAGTACGCACATCATCGGGGTGGACCCGGGACTCGTGCACACCGGCGTGGTCCGGATGCTGTTCGATCCGGACAACCGGGTCATTACCACCGAGCACGAGGCGGTGGCCGGACCGGACGCTACCGCGGTGGCGTTCTGGGCCGCCGGCAGAGGCACGCGCCTGCAGCTGCACGAGCTGCTGCCGTGGCGGGTGGTCTTCATCGAGGGCTACCGGCCGCGGTCGAACCTGAACAGCGACGCCCGGATGGTCGAGGCCGTCTCGCAGATGCGGGCCGCGACCAAGGGCACGGTGCTGCTGAACACGGGTGTGAAGAAGGTGGTGAAGCGGGACCTGATGGAGCTGCTCGGTGTCTGGAAGTTCGGCACCGTCACCCACCACCAGGACCTGCGGTCGGCGGCACGCATCGCGATCCTCGGGATGCTCAAGGACGAGGCGCTGAACCGCCTGGTCTACGACGTCGTCGACGACCACCTGAAGGGACGGACCTGGACGGTCCGGTCCTGAGAAAAAATTTTCCGACGAGCAGACAAGGAACCAACGAGATGATCGAACCGTCGTTCACGGACGCCGAGCTGAGCCTCACGCTCGCCGCCCTGAAGGAGAAGCGGGACCGGTCCGCCGACCAGCAGGAGACGGCCGACCTCATCAACCTCATCGACTACATCGAGGAGGTGCACCGGTGAACAAGGGCAAGCCGGCGTGGCTGACCGCCAAGGTGGACCAGCGGCTGGCGTTCATGGCCGAGCAGTTCGGTGCCGCCGGTACCACGGACCAGATGATCGAGGCGTTCCTGAAGGCACAGCCGACGGTGCTGTTCACGCCGTTGACGGAGCCGCCGGAGAACGCGACGGACGCTGAGTTCGAGCGGTGGGACCGCACGTGTGACAACTGCGGCAAGCACTGCACGGGCCGGTTCTTCACCGGCAGCGTGGTCCGGGAGAAGTGGGACACCCAGGTGATCTTCATGTTCGGGACCTGCGAGACCTGCAAGGAGCTGCCGTGATTGACGAGCTGCAGCAGAAGCTGGGTGTCACGTTCTTCGACTACCAGCTCGAGGCGTTCGAGAAGGCGCAGGCCATGCCGGGCCCGGCGCCGAAGCGGTGCCTGTACTACAAGACGGGCGCCGGCAAGAGCATCACGTCGCTGGTCGACATGGTGCTGTGGGACCAGAGCGAGGTGCTGGTGATCACCCCGCCGTCCACCTACAGCCAGTGGGTGGCGGCGGGTGCGCGACTCGGTATCGACGTGGAGTGCATGAGCCACGCGAAGTTCCGGATGAAGGACACCCGGCTGTCGAGGAACAAGGCGATCATCGCGGACGAGATGCACCTGTTCGGTGGGCACGGTGGGCAGGGGTGGAAGAAGCTGGACCGGATGGCGGCTGGCATGCAGGCGCCGCTGATCCTGGCCAGCGCCACTCCCAACTACAACGACGCGGACCGGGTGTACTGCATCCAGCACATCCTCGATCCGTACTCGTGTCGCGGTGGGTTCCTGCAGTTCCTGTACGCGGAGTGCACCACCGAGCAGAACCCGTTCGGGATGGAGCCGATCGTCACCGGGTTCCAGCGGTACCCGGATGCGGCCGCCTACCTGGCGGACCTGCCGGGGGTGGACTACCTGCCAGACGACCTGGTCTACACGATCGAGGACCGGGTGCTGTGGACACAGCCGACCCCGGACCTGGACCGGTACGGGATCAACCACCGCAGCCGGCGGGTGATCGCCAGCATCATCGAGGAGCGGCACGCCCGGATCAACCTGGCGTTGATCGGGGACAGCGGGTCGCTGCGGGCGGAGGCGTACGACGCGATCGTCGACATCGTCCGCAAGGAGATCCCGGTGCTGGTGTTCGCCGCGCACTCTACGGTGGCGGACGCGCTGGGTCACAAGCTGGCGGAGATCGGGCTGTCGCATGCGGTGGTCACCGGGGCGACACCCACGAAGCAGAAGGCGGAGATCATCGCCCGGTTCAACCGGGGCGGGATCGACGTGCTGGTCGGGACAGCCAGTCTCGCCACCGGCACGGATGGCATGGACAAGGTGTGCGACACCCTGATCATTCTCGACGACACGGACGACGACAGCCTGCGTCGCCAGCTCATCGGGAGGATCATGCCAAGAGGGGCAGATGCGGACGCATCGGCCAAGCAGGTGTACCGCCTGGTCCTGCAGTAGTACTCACCTTCCGACCCGCGACAAGGGGTGGGGTTTCGGGCAGATCGCCTGGACCGTAGGGAGGAAGGAGGCGTCGTGGCCGACGTCGACGAGAGAGTCTCACGACTGCTGGACCAGCTCGAGATGCCAGGCATCTCGGAGAAGGAGATCGACCGCATCAACCAGAAGATCGAGATCCTCCAGGGTCAGCGATCGTGAGACACGACAGGCGGGACCGGTGCGTAACCGGTCCCGCCTGCCATCTAGGAAGGAAGGAACCAAGTGCTCGAGCTCAAGACCAAGAAGCAGCTGGCCGACGAAGCCTTCAAGCTTGCTCAAGGGCTCAACCTGGTGCGCTACCGCAGTGTCACCTACGTCCCGGCTGACTACGAAACGTTGGAGACATCCGTCCCGCCGGACATCGACCGTACTATCTGGCTCCCGATGAGTCGAGACCAGATCAGACGGCTGGCCGCGGCACAGTTCGACACCCTGTTCGGGACCGACAGCGAGCTGTCGAGCTTCGACTTCATGGTGGCGCAGACCTGCATCCAGCAGGAGAAGACGGTGTCCTCGCTGCTGGTGCGGACGCCGGCGGGGCTGCGTGAGCTGGACAGCGAGGGGCAGCTGACCACCGTGACCGGAGACTTCCGGCCGAACACGGTGCTGCCGCTGCTCAACGAGGACGTGGCGGCGAAGGCTCGGGTCTTCGACGTGATCGCGGAGTGGGTCGGGTCCGAGGAGGACGCGCACTCACTGCTCCGGCACCTGGCTACCAGCCTGGCGCCGGGCTGGTCGGCGGTGAAGTACGTGCTGCTGCTGGGCGAGGGCCGCAACGGGAAGTCCGTGCTGCTGAAGATGTTGCAGGGACTGTTCGGTCGGGAGAACGTGAGCAACGTGTCCCGGCAGGCGATGTCCGAGCAGAGCCCCGTGGTCCTGGACCTGAACGGGAAGCTGCTGAACCTCATCTACGACGGCCGCGCCGAGTACGTGAAGGACTCCGGCACGGAGAAGTCACTGGTGGCCGGCGAGCCGGTCGCGGTCCGCAGGCTCTACGAGTCGACCCCGACGTTGGTGCAGACCAACGCGCTGTTCATCGAGGGGTTGAACCGGGAGCCGAAGACCGGGGACAAGTCCAACGCGCTGCAGCGCCGGCTGGTCCGGTTCCAGTTCCCGAACGTCTACGACCTGAACCACAGGTTCGAGCGGGAGATGCTGGACGGGCAGTCGCTGGGCGCGCTGCTGTCGCTGCTGCTGGATCACTACGTGACGGAGGACGCGGTCGCCCAGGCGCTGCGCCCGACCCGGCACGCGATCGAGCTGCAGCTGGAGCAGATGTACTCCAACTCGATCGGCCTGCAGTTCCTCAAGAACCTGGAGGAGACCGACCCGCTCGGGGCGATCGGGCTGCTGGGCGAGCAGATGGGGGACATGGTCAAGAAGTTCCAGTCCTGGCGGGTGAAGGAGAACGACCTCGGCACGTGGGCTGACCCCGACGTGCAGGCGCTGTTCCAGCCGCTGGTCAACACCGAGCGCAAGTCCGTCCGGATCAACGGGACGGTGCGCAAGGTCCGAGTGGTCACCTCCTTCAAGCAGGAGGCGGACGCGTTCATCGACTCATTGAAGGGAACCGACGAAGATGCAGCACTCCTCGACGCCTTGGTGGAGGACTGACACCTACGACTACGACGTCGCGGTGCCGAACGAGTTCAACGAGCAGGAGGGTCCGAAGGGCCTGGCTCTGGTGAAGACCTGGCCGGACGGGCGGACTCAGCCGGGCTGGGGTCTGGCCGGCAAGGACGGTGGCGAGGGCTTCATGCCTCGCTACCTGCGCGGCGAGTTCAACGAGCGCCGCGTGATCTACGGGTACGAGCACGACCGGTGGACGTTCGCGTTCGTGATGCGGTCGGTGGCCCTGGTGTGCATCGACATCGACGGGAAGAACGGCGGGCTCGAGCACGCGAAGCGGCTCGGTGCGCTGCCGCCCACGCTGGCTGAGACCAGCAAGAGCGGCGACGGCTACCACCTGTTCTACACCGTCGACGAGAAGTGGGACGACGAGAGGGGCTACGCGCTGCTGGCCGACCGGATCGGCATCGAGCAGGGTGTCGACATCCGGGCGACCGGGTGCGTCTACCACCACAAGCAGCAGCGGTGGAACCGCCGCGACGCGGTGCCGCTGCCGCAGCACCTGCGCGAGCTGCTGCTCCACCGGGAGCAGAAGGTCGCCGCAGTCACCAAGAGGATCGAGACGGTCCTCGCCAACGCAGATGACATGGAGGTACTGATGATGCACGACGAGATCCTGTCCGACCTGGCGAAGCCGATCCCCGCGGGGAAGCGGAACGTCACCCTGTTCGCGATCGGCAGCCAGATGAGCCAGGCGCAGATCCCGGACTGGGAGGACAAGCTGCGGGACCGCGCGCTCCAGGTCGGGCTCGACAACGCCGAGGCCGACAAGATCGTGGAGAACGTCGGCAAGTACCAGCCGGCGCAGCCGTGAGTACCGCAGCAGCCTGAAGACCCGCGCGTCGAGGCAGGACGGGATAGAGGAGGAATCGCAGCCATCGCTGCGGTTCCTCCTCTTTTTTACGTGGGATGATTCGGTCATGGAACCAGCCGAGAGCAGCCTCCTGACCGAGGTGGAGAAGGTCCTCAAGAGGAGATTCGACAAGGACACAGCGGACCGGCGTCGCGTGCCGTCCACGGCCCGCGACGCGGCGGCGTCCGACCGCCTCGACCAGCTGGTCCTTCCGGATAACGAGAGAGCCAAGATGCCTCTCACGAAGGACAAGTACCTGGTCCGCGAGAACCCGCACCTGGTGCAGTGGGAGCGGGAGGTCCGCAAGTTCCTGCGCAACCTCACGCCGAACCACGGTCACCGGGTCAGCGCGGTGATGATCTATGAGTGGGCCACCGGGATCCGGGTGGCCGAGCTGATGGAGGCCGGCGGCACCGCCGCCCCCGACCTGCGCAAGATCAACCAGGCGCTGCGGTTCTACTTCGGCAAGCCGTACATGACCTACATCGCGGGCCGCAAGGTGACCAACGCGTACCGGGTGCGGCCCGGCTACTACATCCGCCGGCACCGGCCGATGACGCTCACGCTGTGGGCGGAGTACCAGGAGGGGACGCTGTACCCGTGACGCACCGCCCGGTGCGGGTGCTCGAGGACGGCACCCGGGTGTACGCCGACTACCACCGGTACCGTCCGCTGCCCCCGGAGCAGCGGACCTACGACGTCCGCAAGCCGGACGACCCGCGGGCGGTGCGCTTCCACGGCCGCTGGTTCCTGCCGCTGGAGCTCGTCGACGAGGCCGACCGGGTGATGCCGGAGACCCGTCCAGATGACCAGACGCTGGAGCATTCCGCCGGCTGCCGGTGTGCGGTATGTTCCCGTCCGCAGGCTGCCGGGCTGTGGAAGCGTCGGGCCAGGCGGGAGCGCCGGACCTCGCTCGCCGCGGTCCGCGGGGAAACCACCGCCCGGCAGCCCGACGACTAGACCCGCATCTGCTCCTCGGCCTTGGCCTGGATCTCGTCGTCGAGCAGGCTGCCGCCCTCGAGCCGCTGGAACAGCTGCTGGATGGAGTCGAGGTCCTTGCCCATGATGGCCTGCAGCACCAGCGTGGCGGCCGTGTGGTCGAGGATGTCCTTGGAGTCCTTCCACACCGTCTGCACGGTGCCGAACCGCTGGTGCCACAGCCACACGATGCGGGTGTCCAGGCTGGTGCGGTGCGTGTCGGGGACGGCGCGGCGGAACTTCCGGATCACTGGCACAAGTTCTGCGGACATGCGCTCGACTCCCCTAGAAAGACGACGGACACGAACAGGTACAGCAGGTAGGTGAACCCGGGGACGGCGAGCAGCAGCACGAGTGCGTCGAGCAGCCACTGCCGCTCACGCCTCGGGGTCGATGGGAACCGCATCGGTCTCGCCTCCGGTCAGGTCGATGAAGTCGATCTGCACCACCTCGCGGGTGGCGGGGTGGGAGCCGGCGCGGCGCTTGCCGACGAGCCGGTCCAGGATCATCTTCCTCGCCTTGTTCGCCCGCGCCATGGATCCGCGCACGTTCGCGTCGGGCCGGTTGGCGATGTCGTACAGCGAGCGGGACACCAGCTCGTAGACCGGCTTGGACAGCAGGTCGTCGTCGAGCATCATCGGGTAGTCGGCCACCTGCTGCAGCGCCTGGCGGATGGTCACGGTCTTCACGTTCGCCACTCCCGGATCACGGTGATGATGCCCTCGGCGGCGGTGTCGATCGCGCCCCAGGCGTGCTTGACCTGACTGTCCAGGCCGCGGGCCGCCAGCCCGGAGGCGAGCGCGTCGACGAGCTGGTCGAACGGGGTCGGGTCGTCCTCGAGGACCTCGAACTCGACGACGATCACGGCCCGCTTCTTGGCCGGCGCCTTGGTGCTGCGGCGTCCCCTCTGGATCTGCTCGCTCATCGGTCCTCCTCGCATCGGTCACACCCGTCGACGGGGCCGGGGTGCAGCGCCCCGTCTACTGACCAGTGTGTCGTCATCGGGCCCACACCCCCGTCCAGTCCTCGGCGTAGTCGACGCTCTTGGTCGGGGTGCCGCCCTGCTCGAAGAACTGGCCGCCGAAGAAGTCCAGCTCCTTGGTGGCCTGCACCGCGTAGCGGTAGGCGTCCATCATGTTCGAGTGCTTGTCGTGCAGCGGCTTGTCGGTCCACACCTGCAGCTTGGAGTTGAACTCGTACTTGTAGTTCTCCAGGCACTCCAGGAACCACTGACAGTTGCCGACGTCGGTGGCGCCTTCGTTCAGGTTGCCGTGCACGATCGTGTTGTAGAGCGCGAGCCGGGACTGCTGGATGTCGGTGATGATGTCGTAGTCGCCCTGGCGGGAGCCGGGGATCTTGTAGACCTTGTTCGACTTGGCCAGCACCGAGACCCGCGGGAACCGCTGCCGCATCATGTCGGCCGGGGTGGTGTTCACCGCCTTCTCGTGGTGCTCGCCGTCCCAGGGCAGGATGATCTGCGCGATCTGGTTGAAGTAGTGCTTGGTCTGCAGCACGTCGATGTACTCGGGCAGCGCCTTGCCGTGGCCCTCGCCGCAGTCGTAGATGAACAGCCGCCCGTTGATCCACTGGAACGCCACCCACGCGGTGGCGTCGCTGTGCTGCCCGGAGGAGCCGATGTCGAAGGCGACGTAGACGGGGTGGCCGGCGTTGAGGTTGAAGATGTGCACCCGCTGCTCGGCCACCATCTTCATGTACGCCTCGCCGTAGACGGCGGCCGCGTCCATCTCCTCGAAGGAGACGTAGTACTCCTGCTCGAACATGCGGTCGTTGCCGAACCGCTTGCGGTAACCCTCGCGGGTCATCTCGAGCTGCTCTTGGGTGCGGACCGGCGGCAGCCCGGCGCGCTTCATCTGCTCGTTCAGGTCGTCGATGGTGCGGATGATGATCTGCGCCTGCGGGTTCCCGCGCAGCGACTCCATCGCCAGCCACAGCGGGTTCTTCCGCTTCCCGCGTGGCGTGCTCACGGCCATCAGCCGCTTCGGTTCGTTCTCGTTGTCGAGGATCGGCATCAGCCGGGGGATCGGGTCCTCCCGGAAGAACAGCGCCAGCTCGGTGATCGTGTAGTCCTGGAACGCGGTGCCGACACCGGAGGTGTCCTGGCCGGACTGGAAGTAGCCCTGCAGCTTGAGCCGGGACTCGTTCTTGAACCGGCCCTCCATGACCGTGTTCTTCCAGGCGACCTGGTCGGCGGGCACGTTGTCGGCCAGGCCGCGGATGAACTGCTTGGAGACCGGGTCCAGGTAGGTCTTGTCCCACAGGATGTCGCGGATCATCGGGTTGTTCAGGCTGATGTAGACCCCGGTGGTCTTCGGCGTGCGGAGCCGTGCGTCGCACTGCTCCATGCTCGCGGCCACGTCCTTGCCCGACTGCCGAGGCAGCACCGCGAAGCCGTACCGCTTGGTGCGCCACATCTTGTGGAGCTCCTGCTGGTACGGCCTCGGCCGGTAGTGGACAGGGAACGTGGCCACGAGCCTGGCCTTACTCCGTCACGACGGGCGCTGTCTCCGCGACCGCCTTGTGGGACCACATGCTGGCGTCCTCGAGGTTGGTGAAGGCGACCGACTTGGCCCGGCCCGGAGGCAGGATCTCGTCGAGCTTCTCGGCGAACTCCCGATACAGCAGCCGCATGTCGCGGTGCTTGGGGAGGGTCGCCTCGGTGCCCTCGATCGTGGCCTTGTGGAAGCCGAAGCGGTGCTCGATCTCCTCCGGCCCGATCGACTGCTGCGGTGCGGCGGTCACGCGTTCTCCTCCGTGTCGTCGTCGGCGTCGGCGGCCTGCGCCTCCTCGGCCTCCCGCTCGGCGTCCTCGCGGACGTCGGCGAAGGTGCCGTCCTCGCCTGTGGGCGGGGTGTCGCCGTCGACGCGCGGGCTCTCCCGCTCGTCCTTGATCTGCTCGATGCGGTCGCCGGTCTCGGTGCGGACCTTGGTCCGCTCGGCCGCGGTGGCGTCCTCGTCGGTGTAGGAGTCGCCGCCGTCGACGTGGTCGGTCTCGACCTCGTCGAGGCCGAGGGTGTCGCCGGTGTCCACCGGGTCACCACCCTCGACGCCCTTGGCGTTCTCCAGGCCGAGCTCGGGGTCGGGATCCTCGAGACCGGTGAAGCCGCGGAACTGCTCAGAGACGTTGCCCATGCTGTCCTCCTCAGGACTGTTGGAGCTTCTTGGCGTGTGCCTTCACCAGCCGCATGAAGCGGAAGCGCGGCCAGGCGCCGGGGTCCCAGTGCGTGGACTGGCCGAAGGCCTTGCTCACGTTCGCGTGGATGGTGATGCCCTTGTGCCCCGCCTTGAGGTCGGCCACGCTCAGGAACCGGATCGGCACGTCGTAGGCCAGGCACAGCTCGGCGGCCAGCTCGGCGGTGTTGCGGAGCATCGCGCTGTGCGCGGCGGTCCGCCAGCGCCAGGACTTGGTGACCTTGTTCAGCACCACCTTGGTGAGCTTCACCGCGGGCCACGGGGTCGGCCAGTCGGCCATCTCGATGCCGATGCTGTGCTTGTTCGGCGGCGCGTGCCAGCACACGAAGGAGTCCCAGCTGCACTGGATCTTCTCGACCGGGTCGACCGCGTAGTGCCAGGACCCGGTGTTCGAGGTCTGGTTCATCTTGCCCAGGGTCCGGGCGGCACCGGGCTTGCAGGCGATGACCGCGGAGTGGATCACCACCCGGTCGATGCCGCCGTCCTTGTTGTCGGTGCCGGAGTGCTTGTTCGGGACGCCGCCGACGACGTCGGGGGCGGGCGGGGCGAAGCGCTTCACGGTCTTCTCCGGTGGCTTGGGTGTCGTGACGGGGCGACGGTGCGGGGCGGCCACCTCGTACTCGGCCTCGAGCAGGAAGTGGTCGGTGTTGAGCGGGAAGTCCGTGTCGTTGAAGACCCGGCCGCTGATGCACTTCACCTCGGCGTCACCGTCGTAGGAGGCGATGACGTCGATGTTGTCGTGGCCGGTGCCGGGCCACTGCTTCAGCTCGTCCCAGCAGGACGTGAGTGGCTGGCCCTTGAACGTGTCGACGAGCCGGTCGGTGAGGTTCTGGTCGCCGCCGTACCAGACCTTGCCCGGTCCGCCGAACCGCTTGGCCAGCTCCCCGACCTTCTCGGTCAGGTGCACGTTGTCGGCGGGCCGGACCTTCGAGGTGCGCTTGGTCTGGAAGTGGCCGGCCAGCACGGTCACCTGGCCGAGCACCCGGTCCTTGAAGGTGGCGCGCAGCACGCCGCGGGTCGGGAAGTGCGGGCCGGGCTTGGATCCGCCGCGGCCGGTGACCACCGGGTAGAACTCGTCCTCGAAGGTGGAGGAGATCACCCGCGCCTCGGGGATCGCGATCCACACGTCGCCGCCCCGGACGAACCGGAGCCCCGCCTTCTCGGCCTCCTCGCGGAAGATCGTGGCGTTGAGGCTGCTGTTCGCCTCGGTGCCGGTGATCCACGCGTAGTCGCGGGTCCGGGCCCGGGAGAACACCCGCCGTGCGTCCGCGCGCTGGGCGGACGGCGAGTCGGTGGACTGCATCGAGATGTGCGCGATGCGGGCCTTCATCGCTTCGCCGCGTTCGGGACGAGCCAGGTCAGCCCGCCGAGCAGACCGGAGGTGATGACGGCCTGGATCACCCAGGAGGTGAACTCCTTGGCCGTGGTGCCGCCGGTGTCGAGCACCCACGCGGAGGCGATCAGGATGACGATGCCGGCGGCGGTCACCGCGTACGCCTTGTAGGCGGTCTGCGGTGTGCCGGGGGCCGGGCTCGGTGCCAGGTGCGACATGGTGTGGTCCCTTCAGATCCGGAAGTCCGGCAGCCCGATGGTGCCGAACAGGGTGGAGAAGTCCTCGGCCGCCTCGCCGGCCCCGGCCTTGGACGGGATGCCCGCCTGGGGCGGGTCCACGGGCCGCTGGGCGGCCGCGGCGGGGGCCGCTGCACCGGCGGCGGGGGAAGCCGCCGTCGGGGCTGCGGCCGCCGCCCTGGCCCGCTCAGCGACGATCTGGGACCGCAGCTGGGCGACGATCGGCTGCACCGGGATGGTGTAGCCCTGGAGCTTCCCGTCGACGCGGAGCTCGTACGGCTCGGCCAGGGTGGCGAACCGGTTGGCCAGCTCGACGTCGAACTCCTTGGTGCCCGGGATCAGGTCGGTGTTGTTCTGGAACAGCTCGATGCTGGCGTGCACCGTGGTGAGGAAGTCGCCCTGCTCGTCCATCGCCTTGGACGCGCGGGAGCGGACCTCGTCGACCAGGATCGACTTGACCGCGTCCTGCCAGTCCTTGGCGTCCTCGGCGTCGCGCAGCGTCTCCATGCCGTCCTTGCCGATGGCCGGCACCTGCTGTCCGATCAGCAGCCGGGGGTGCTTTTCGAGCGCCTCGAAGTACTGGGCGTGCTCGGTGCGTACCTCGTCGAGCGCCTGGCCCTGGTGGAACTGGACCATCCGCTCCTCGAGCGCGGTCGACATCTCCCCGAACTTCGGGGTCAGGTCGGCGGCGGCTGCAGTCCAAGTCGCTGGGCGATCTCCTGGAGCGGATCCGGCATCGGCTCCGTCGGCTCCGGCTCCGGTATCGGGAGCAGCTGATCCAGTGCCTCCGGCGACGGGGGCTCCGGGAGTGGGGGCGGCAGCACCAGTGGCGGTTCCGGCGCCAGCGTCTCCGGCTCCAGCAACGGGTGGAGCTCCCGCTCCAGCCGGCGCAGCAGGTGCATCTGCTCCGCCGCCAGCCGGCGGTACAGCCGGAGCCTGCGCTCCTCCCGCTCCAGCCGGCGTTCCTTCCGCATCCGGCGCGAGCGCATCCATGAGAGACGCAAACGCAGCATCGCCGTGCGTGGGAAGCTCCACCACCTGCGAGCCCTGGGCGTCGACGACGCGCTCTCCAGGCTGGTCACTCATCGGCCCTCCCCACGGAATTCGAGGAGCGCCTCGGCCAGCTGCTGCTGGTCGTCCTCGGTGAACTCGAAGCGGATCGTCTCGAGGTAGGCGGTGATGCCCTGGTCGGAGAAGAACATCTTGTGGACCTCGGAGATCGCGGCCAGCTCGGCGCCGGCGTGCTCGTCGGTGGTCTCCCAGGCCATCTCCCACGCCAGGACCGCCAGCTGCCACTGCAGCAGGAGGTTCTTGTAGTGGTGGGCGTTCTCGGCCGCGTCCTCCTCCGGGGTGCCGTAGGTCAGGCAGTCCTCGTCGGAGGCGATCTCGAGGTCGAGGATGTGCGCCAGCTCCGCGATCTTGCCGAAGTAGGAGTCGCGCACGTAGTTCATGTCGGCGAAGGCCACCTCGCGGTAGGCCGCGGTGATCCGGTTCGCCCACTGCGGGGTGACCTTGGTGCCCGCCTCCTCGGCCGCGGGCTTGAGCACCTCGCGCCAGATCTGCAGGATCGGGTGGAAGGAGGGGACCTCGTCGCTGGAGTACAGCCGCGACAGGTCCGCCTGGTCCTGCTCGGAGTACTCGACGGTCTCGTGGTTCTCGGTCATGGCTCAGGCCTTCCCCTGCAGCTGGAGCTGCCGGTACTCGTCGTTGATGGCACGGACTGTGGTGCGGATGTCGTAGCAGAGCACGTTCGCGACGTAGATCCTCTTGACCTCCGGCGGCACCAGCTCGCCGCCGCCGTAGTAGTCGCGCACGTCGAACAGGTCGAAGCCCTCGATGCCGTTGTAGGTGTGCACCTTGAACGGGAAGCGGGGGTCCTTGTAGATGCCGACCTGGTAGGCGGGCAGCGTGATCTTCACCTCGGCGGTGCGGCCGACCTCGTCGCCGGCCACCTCGAAGGACTCGATGTAGTCGCCGCGCTGGATGGTCTGCGTCTTGGTGCCGGGGTCGGCGTACGTCAGGACCCGGCGGCCGCGCGGCTTGGGGTAGGCGGGCTTGGCGATCTCCTCCTGGTACCAGACCCGGCCGGTCTCCGGGTCGACCCGGATCGGCTCGTCCTCGGCCTTGGAGTTCTGCCGCTGCCCGGCCAGCTCGGCGGGGTCCCGCTTGGCGGTCGGCGCCGGCTTCTGCAGGCCGAAGAACGAGGAGGCCGCGGCGTCGAGCTCGGGGTCCTCGGGCTCCCCGACGTCGGCCGGGGTCATCTCGAACAGCGGCTGCTGCGCGTCGGCCGGCTGCTCGGCCGGGATCCGGACCGCGGTCGGGTCGGCTTCGACGAGCCGCTCGTAGGCGTCCTTCAGCTCCTCGGTCGTGTACTCCCGGTAGTGCTTGGGGAAGTCGACGCCCGACTTCTTCAGGGCCTGGAAGTAGGCGGCCTTCTCACTCTGGCTCATGTGGGTCCCTAGGTAGGACGGGTAAGCGATCGAGGGAACTGTATCGGGCGTAACACCCTCAACACGCGCGACTCGCGCATCTCACGCAATCTGGTGCATCACATGCCACACTGTGCGCGAGGGCGGCCCCGAGCCAGACCCGGCGTGCAACTCCCGGGCCCTCACCCGAACTCTCAAGTACAGGTTGAGGGTTGTGCCGGTACCGCGGACTGTAGTCAGGGCTGTAGTCACCCCCCCGCCTGACTACACAAAACCGCAGGTCAGACCGGCAAAACCCCGGGTTGTAGTCACGTAGTCACCCCAACAGTTGCAACTCCTGTCGGGGTACTTCCCCATTCCTTTCCAGAAATAGGGTGACTACATGACTACATCGCCCGAAAAGGGCCTCTGACCTGCGTCTTTGTGTAGTCACCCGGGGGTGACTACAGGGTGACTACAGTGTCTACAGCCCGGAGGGTTACGGTTGTGACTCGTGGGGTAGAAGGTGAAGCATGGTCATCCTC